AATTTAAACTACCTAAATTAGGAAATGGTAAACCTTTTAAAGCATTTGCAAAATCAATACCACCAGTTAATTTAGATAAATTTAAATTTAAACTAGTACCGATCATACCAGTTAAATTAAAACCTGCTGCCTCATTAACTTTATTAATTAAAGTGGTCTTCACCTTATTAGATAATTCCTTTATTTTAGAAGCAACTATACCTCTAATCTTCCCGGTAAGGCTACCAATAATTCCACTAAAATCTATATTAAGTCCAAATGCCATATATATATTTACTTGATATATCAATTTCTGTCTATATAATTATAATATGTTAGTATCACATGAAAGTCCAATTAGTATATTAGATAAATCAAAAGAGTATAATGATTATGATTATGCTTTAGTTCATCTATTTGAAACCCACCCTCAATATTATGACTATTTTAAAAATAGTGTTAAACTAGGTAGAGAAGTTCTCTTAGATAATAGTATTTTTGAACTTGGTGAATCATTTGAACCAGGTAAGTTTGCAAAGTATGTTAAAGAATTAAAACCTTCTTATTATATTGTACCAGATGTATTGGAGGACGGTTATGCGACTATTAAGAGTTTTCATGAGTTTACCAATAAGTATACAAAGCTACCTGGATTAAAGATAGGTGCAATCCAAGGTAAGACATATGATGAAATAGTAGATTGTTATAACTATATGTCTGAAAATGCTGATTATATAGCAATTAGTTTCGACTTTAGCTATTATATTGTAACCGGTAAAGGTAAATCTAAACTAGAAAGATGGTGTGATGGTCGCCGTAGATTGATAGAACAGTTAAAGAAAGATGGTATTTGGAATAATCAAAAACCTCACCATCTATTAGGTTGTTCATTTGCTAAAGAGTTTAAAAACTACGTAGGGGATAAAACCATTAGGTCAGTAGATACCTCTAACCCGGTGGTGGCTGGTATTAAGGAACTTAGATATACTGGTAATCTAGGATTAAATGAAAAGCCTTCAATTATGTTAGCTGATTTAATTGATCATGAGGTTACAGATACACAAATGGAAGATATAGAATATAACGTTAATTGTTTTAAAGATATTATTGGTCATGGTAATTAGTTTTACAGGAGCTCAAAGTACAGGTAAATCTACTTTACTCGCAAAACTGCAAACTGAAGAAAGATTTCGTAAGTTTAATTTTGTCCCGGAAATAACTAGAGGGTTAAAAAAGAAATATAACTTGGATATTAATCAAGATGGTGATGAATTTACCCAATTACTAACTATTAATAGTCATTTGTATAATTATTTCGATTTTAAAGGTAAAGATGTAGTATTAGATAGGTGTATTTTAGATGGATTTATTTATACTACATACCAATATCATATGAAGAAAGTATCTAAAGAGGTGTATAATTATAGTGAGTATCTCTTTAAGAAATTGATTGGTGAATTAGATGTTATACTATATACAGAACCTGACATCCCCTTAGTAGATGACGGTGTGCGTAGCGTAGATAAAGAGTTCCGTGATATAGTAGTTAACTTATTTGAAGAAGCAATTGATCATTATGAAATAAACGTAATTAGGTTGAATGGATCAGTTGATAATCGTATGAAAACAATTTATAATATAGTAGATAATTATGGCAAATAAAGAATTAGATAATAGTAGAATTAGTAAGCATTTAGGTCAAACGTCTCAATATAAGAGTGCGTATGATTCTGGATTGCTTGTAAGAGAACCTCGGAGTAATAATCGAGTATATTTAAATATATTCGATGATGATTTACCTTTCGTAGGATCTGATACATGGAATGCATATGAGTGTTCATTCCTTCTTGATAATGGGCGACCTGTAACTGGTGTTGTAAAGTGTATTTACTCTTGTAGTAGTAAGTATATTGTTGAAAGTAAAAGTATTAAGTTATACTTCAACTCCTTTAATATGACTAAAATGGCTGCTGATAAAGATAAAGCTGTTCTTGCATTTGAAAATACTGCAAGTAAAGATCTAAGTAGAATATTACAGACCGATGTACAAGTTAAATTCCAGGACGGTGATATGGTAAATAATAAAGTTGATAGTCCTAATAATGCGTGGGATATTGAAGATTATCAAAATGTAGATCTACTTGAAGATCATAAGGATTTTATATATACACAATATACAGAAGATCCTAGTTTGTTAGAAGGTATTAGTCGCGATAGAGAATTAGAACAAAGGTTCTATTCAGGTCTACTAAAGAGTAATTGCCGTGTTACTTCTCAGCCTGACTGGGGAGATGTATTTATATATATTAAATCAAAGACTGCTATTGATGCTCATAGTATTAAGAACTATGTTGTATCGTATAGAGATGAGTGCCATTTTCATGAAGAGATATGCGAATGCTTCTATAAGAGATTGAAAGATGCTTTTGATCCATCTGAGCTATTAGTAATGTGTTTATATGCTCGTAGAGGTGGTATCGATATTAACCCTGTAAGAGCTTCAAGTCAAGATCTAATTGAGAAGTATGCTGCTAATCTAATTGATCCTGAAGCTGTACATATTAAGACTTCTAAGCAATAATGGATACATTTATAACATGGGGTGTGGTTATGTGTATAGTATGTTATACATACTATGTAGCATTTTATAATTAAACAAAATGAGACCTGGCTCGTAATGAACCAGGTCTCAAGCTGTTTGTAGATCTTATATCAAGATTAGCCGAAGTACACCGAGTTAGTACCTGGTGTAAACGCTTCGCCGAGTCCTGTTACAATGATAACGTGATAGTAGAGATTTGCTCCGAAGATATTGTCTACGACACCATAACGTGTAAGCAAGCCTACACGTGGCGCGAAGTCATTCGGTCCAATTGTTCTCTGTACCATTACTGGAATGTAAGGGCAGTAGATGATACCAGTGTCGTAAAACTCTGGACCTTTATAACCTAACAACGCGTATTCTGGGGCATTATTTGCAGAGGTATTAAGACTGTTACCAATCGTTTGACCTTCTGTGCGTGTGTCCCTATATACGTTGAAACGACCACCAAGATTACCGATCTTTCCAACACCTACAGGTTGTGTATTAACATTACCTTGGACTGGTACCCACTGGAATTCAGGGAGCATTTCCAAGATAGCGCAAACACGAGGTGTTGCAACGATGAAGTTAGCTGCACCGCGGCGATTTCTCACTGCGATACGATTAGCTTCTACGATTAATCTTTGATAGAAGTCGCGGTTACGTTCTACTAACCAACGGCCATCAGCAGAAGCAGGGCTCCATGTGGAGAATCCTGTTCCTCTGCCAGCGTTAAGAGAAACTTGAATCATTCTCATAAGCATTTCACGGTCGATTTCAGCCTGAATTTCATACGACATTGCGTTTGTCAATTCAGTATCGATATCGATACCATTCATGTTTTTGAGATCTTGTTCAAGTTCAACCGACCAACGTGCGCCTAAGCGACGTGTGCCTGCTTCAACTGCTGTCTTCTCGAAAGAAACTTCCATAGTAGGGATATTACCCGTTACTTCGAAGTTTCTAAGAAGAGCTGCTACACCATCATCCGCTTCGTTAAAAGCGAATTCACCGTTACCGGATAAGAATCCAGCAGATGTACCTGTGTAAGCTGTCTTAAGCTCTTGGTAACCAGCTTCAGTGCCATTTGCATTAGCAAGGACGCCTGATTGACCTGCAGGTGCATTACCTGCAGCTGACTTACCATCGATACCATCACCAAGTGTTTCACCACTGTAACGATAACGAAGAGCAAATGCAAGGCCAACTGGACCAGCCATTGGTTGAACACCAACGATTTCATTTGTAATTAACTCGGGAAAAGTACGTCTAATCATTGGAATCAAGATCTTTGGTAGACGATAGTCACCACTTGCATAGCTGTCAGTACCAGGGGTACCAGCAACTCCACCAGCAGCACCGATTGAAGTAGCATTACCGAGTGCACCATCACGACCAGCAACGTTACCGCTACCAGCATAGTTAGGTCCAGCTTCTCTCAAACACCATGCTTCTTGGTTTTCAAGTAACATAGCTGTGTTCAAACGAGTATGGCTATCTTCAATTGGAGCAACACTCTTAGATGTGTAATCCAGAACTGGAGCCCACTTTTCTAAAAGAGCAGAAGCTCTTGATTCATCAATATAAGCCTGTGAAGGTCTAATTGTATTCATAATTTGTATTTTTCCTTTATATACGACCCCAAGGTTTTAAAAAACCAGGAAACTCAGGAATTCCTAAACAATATAGAAAATTCTAGTACTTAGATAGTTCGTCCATATATGGGTTATTTACGCTTTCACTAACAATTTCTTGTGTAGTGTCTTCATAAATGACTCTATCGACATCATCTCTGGTACTTAAAGCTTCTTCTTTCAAAGTCTCGAGCCTATTGCTTTCTTTCTTCTTAAAGAGCTTCAATGTATAATCAAAGTTTTCAGCAATGAACTCAGCGTCCTTACCTTTTAATACTTTGTTTACATATTGCTTTGTTCTTTTATCAAGACCTGCAGTTTTTTCTTCAAGTACTAAACTAGCCTTAGCTATATCTAATTCTTCTTTTAAAACTGCATTTTCTTCTGCAACAGACTCAAGCTTCTTCGAAGCTTCATTTATTTGATTATGACCGTCCATGACGGCTTCTTTAATGCTTTGTTTTTCTAAAGCACTATCAACTGCTAGATGGCTTCTTAAGCCTTCTAAAATTTTCTTAGCTTTTGTATTCTTTACTGCTTCCTGAACACTTTCGGCTGGAATTTTTTCTTCCAAGTAAACATCTAAATAATCAGAAATACTTTCAATTAATTGAGTTTGAAAACCTTCTGCGTCACCATTTAATGAACTTTCATACTTTTCAATAACTAACTTTAACTTATTAGACCTATCACTATCAATAGCTTTTACGACACTTTTAAGTTTATTAGAATGATCTTCATCAATTTTTACTACTAACTCCTTGAGCTTTTCAGTATATAATTCGTCTTGTTCATTAAGAGCGCTCTCAACATGAACTTCAACCTTATCGTTGATCTTTTGTTCAAAAACGTTCTCAATTTCAGATAACACTTCGTCGTTAAGTGCTCCATTAGTTGCTTCAGATAAAATTTGTTTAATGTCCATAATTAGAATATATTTATATTATTATTTAATATCTTTTGTTCCATTTTCTTGTTAATAGCGTTAGATAAATCGGTACTAGCTTTTTTATAGTTACGATTCATTACGTTACCGATAAATTTTTTTAAATTTGTTTTAATTTCTTTCATATTATTAAAGGCTTCTAAGGAATTTGATGATATTATCTTTTAAAAATTGATCTTTATTTTTTAAAGGCATAGTAGAAATATTATTTTCAAATTTATCATACGTTTCTTCGAACTGTCCATATTTATTTACTACGTATTGTTTACTTTCCAAGATGCCATTAACAAAAGCTTTCGGAAAAGATGGATCTGCTACACAATCAATAGCTACAAGCTTAAAGTCTTTAACTCTATTAACACCATCTGAACCTGATTCTGGTATAAGTTGACCAAGAGCTCTAGAACTCATACCAACTCTTACACCATCATTAATAAGACTTCTTACGATTAAACCTGTTGGTGTTGATAATACTTTACTTTTACCGTAAAAAACATTACCGTCTTGAGTCATTTCAGTTACTAAGTGACAAGCCCTTTCAAGGTCAACATCAGCTGTAGATGGATGGTTTAATTCTCCCATCGCTCTACCAGTCTTCACCATTAAATTTTCATAACGTTTCGTTTCACGGACCATTTCTTCTAATGGGTATATTCTATTGTTACGGTTAACCCCTTCGGCCATCATATATGGTCCTTTTATAAAGAAATTTTGCTTATCTTTTGAATTACCTTCTTCAACGATATATTCAAATTCCTCTTTGGGAGCTGGTGTTTCTACTATAAGGCTTAAACTCATATTAATATTTATCAAATAGTTAGCAATTTCACACCATTATTTCATTATCTAACCCTTTACCAGTTATTAAAGTGTAATAAGGCCCGTAAATATCTTCTTCATATTTTTCAATATCTAAGCTATAGCTGTTGCAGGCATCTGATAAACTATCAAACCAAGTCCAACCGCTAACTGGATATGAATATGATTCATGGTTAGCTCTAAGAAGAGAATTACCATCAGGAAATTTTATTGCTTTTTTAGCATGAAATAACATTATTCTACCCGTCCTTGTACTAGGGCCATCTTTCATATAAAACCCTTCAAATGTAGTTAAACTAATAGTTTCTGTGCTCATGATATTATATATAAATTAATGTGTTACAGTCCAGCCTTTATCTGTTGCAATAGCTTCTACTTCAGCTGGTATAGCATCAGCATAATTATTGTTAGTTAAAGTAATGGTAAATGAACCAGGTTTAAGATATCTAAATATATTTTCTATATTAGCCAAGTCTAGTGGGCAGTACCTTAAACTAATATTTTGACTAAAGCCTGTTTGATCAGATGATAATCCTGGGAATTCAAAATTAGCTACATTATAAGCGTTACTAAACGTACCAGAATAATCCCCACTATCATTAGCAGCATTGAAAGGTAACCCGATTACCCTATTTAGTAAATAATTTTGATAAAACATTTGATAATACTCACCATTTCCAAACGTTTCATCAACTGCAAAACCAGAAAATGTAATAGTTTTTAAACTTCTATTACCGAACATCATTCTATATATAGCGTTGCTATTAGTCATTGTATTGGGACTAAATTTTAGAATTGGATACTCTTTTATACAAATATTACCATTAAAACCATCTTGTAAATCAGTAATGTTTGTAAAATCTAAATAACCTTTTTCATAATACTCAGACGCAAAATATTGAGGACCACGGCCACATCTAAAAGCACCAACATTATATGAAGTTACATCTGCTTGATTATTTATTACATCTAAATCTAAACCTGTCCACGGTACTATTTGATTCACATCTCTACCACTTTGATACAAATAACCTCTACAGTTAATAGAACGAGGTTGTTTAGAAGCTGAAGGCATATCTAATAAATTCCAATCACTAAAACTTTCTAAACGTACAGTATTATAAAGCATCAAATATAATTCAGCTGATGATGAAGTAGTTATATTATTAGCTCTAAAATTTTTAGGTAGTCGTTTTAAATATTGGCAATCTTGAAACATTGAGCTAACATGTATATGACTACCAGACGTTCTATTAGGTAGTTCAGGTATATAACATAACTGAAAACAATATCTAAACATATATCTATAATCTTGTACATTAGCTAATTCAGCCTGCGTCCCTTGTTTAGTAAATATACCTTCAGGTAAATATTCTAATTTAAAGCAGGAATCAAAACATAGATAAAAGCTACTTGAATTCCAGAACCAATACCTATCAGGATCAGCAAAGTCATCTGGTAAATATCTTAATTTAGAGCATATTCTAAATGCTTCAGCATATGATTCAGTGCTATCAGCATGCATATAAGGTACAAATGCTATTTCTTGTAATGACTGCATACCTGAATATATCGCGTCCTGTGGTGTAATTAACTTATTATTTGTTGTATTATATAAAGCAACTCTTTCACACATTTTATGTGGTCTGGAATCACCACCGATAGCATAATTTGTAGCGTTACCACTACTTATTTCCATATCTAAAATATTAGAACCATTTCTATTAGTCTCACTTACATATCCCGGGTCAAACGGACCCTCGATATCCGTTATTATACCAGTAAATTTATTATTACTATCGGTTGGATAACCTGATAAAACTACTTGTCTATAACCTCTAAATTCACTTGATGCTGGTAAGTCATCATATTTATAAACGTGAAAGTGATTAGTATTTTGAGCTAAGTTTTCAACAGTACCATCACCCCAATCAACGGTAAATGTACCGCTATTAGTAACATCACAATGTATAGCAACATTATTAACAGCAGATAGCGTAGGAGCACCTGTAAGTTGGTTAGTTAAATATGGGGTTACTTCTGGTTCTGGTAAAACTGCAACTAAAAATGTAAACATTTCCGTTACACCTGGTTCAGATATAACTGCTAAGTCTAAAAACTCTGTTGGCCTTGTATAGTAAAAATTAGCAACGGTAGATGTTGATAACGGTTGTGGTCCTAATGTTCTTCCTATCATTGTAAATTACCTCCTAAAAATGCATAATTATCAGACTTAAAGAAAATATCTGCCTGGGCATATATAATACTCATTTGATTTCTATCTTGATAGCTATACAGTCCACTTAAACCTGGACCAGTACTAAATACAACTGGAGCAGCTCCTGCTTCTTTAATATATCTTGTAGCAAATCCTGATATTTGAGGAGTAACTGAAACAACAATTGAACCACTAGTAGTATCAAGTAATAATGTTTTACCATTATCCGATAACGATGGTGAAAAAGATCCAGTACATGTAAAAATGGAACCACCACCAACTTTAACCCCTTGTTCTGAGGTCATCACACAACTATTTATTATACCCTGAGAGCTTAAATTATTAACAAACGTCGTACATGCAGCACTAGACGTTATACCAGTGCCTATAATAAAAGAGGCTGCGTGAGCTGATAGAACTCTATTACTAATACCACCTAAAATACCTGAATCAGCTGCGCAGATATGATTCAGATTTCCTCCCCCTATGAATGAACGGCAACCAAACGCTAAACTACCTGAACCTACTGTATTATTCTTACCCCCAGCTATAACAGAATCAATCGCGGGAGCGTTGATGCAATTTACCCTACCACCACCAACTGTAGAGCAACTCGCGAGCGCGCGGTTAGCACTACCACCACCTATTACTGCATACATCCCGGTGGCTTGGCCGTAAAGACCACCACCTATAGTAGAGAAATTACCGCTGGCTAATTGATAATAGCCACCGCCGATGAATGCATTATTACCGGTAGCTCTAGCATAATTACCACCAGCTATAGTAGTATAAGGACCAGTCGCATAATTACGATAACCTCCACCTACGGTTGAACGACTACCACCAGCTGTAGCTGCTATACCACCGGCTACTGTTGCTTGATAACCTGTAGCTGCATTTGATTGACCACCACCTATATTTGATTGATTACCTGAAGCTGTATTACTTGCACCACCGGCTATATTTGAATAAGTACCTGAAGCTGTATTTCCGGTACCACCACCTATACTTGATTTAGCACCTGAAGCTGTATTACTGGTACCACCTACCACTGCTGCATTAACTCCAGTAGCTCTATTAGTAAATCCTCCAATAATCTTACCAGCGGATAAATCACCAATAGATAAACTATTAGTAGTTGTATTCCCTTGAGTTGTAACTTGTTGCAATGAGGGGATTGTTTGAGCTGGTACTGATGTACAGACTGCTAAACCACCTGAAAATACATTATTAGCTGATAAACTTAATGAAGATAAACTACGCGTATTTAAATCAATACCATCTACAGGTGCAGTGTTAATACCAACTTCACCCGTCGGGTTAATACGCATTCTTTCAATAACAGCATTATCATCACCAGTGGTATCTGCTCGAGTAGAGAATACTAAATTACCATTCGCGATGCTAGTAGCTCTAACAGAATCTATGGACGCGTTAACAAAAGTTTCAGATGTGCTATTAGTAAATGCTATACCTGCACCAGTACCAGCGGCGGTAAAATCATTATGTAATCGAAGTTGACGAAGAACATTGCCTGCACTTGAGGCTTTTACGTGTAATTTTGCAGTAGGGGAAGTAACTCCTATACCAATACTACCAGTGGTTGAATTACCCTCATTGGTAACTGCTTGCAATGTAGGTATTGTTTGAGCTGGTACTGATGTACAGACTGCTAAACCACCTGAAAAGACATTATTACCGACAATATTAGCTCCAGATAAATTACCGCTACCTGATAAATTACCTACAACCGTTACAGAATCAATAAATATCGGCGATGTAAGATTAGCTTTTAAATTCAACGCAGACTGCTGAGCAGTTGAAACAGGTTTGCTAGCATCACTAGTATTACAAACGTTAGCTAATCCTACCATTGATTGGGTAATACCCGACACAGTACCGATAAATTCTGTATCTATACCATCTGTAGATAGAGCAGGTGTAGTTAAACTACCGCTAGATATATTACCGCTAGCTGATAAACTTCCAGTAATATTAAAACCTGATAATTCAAACCCAATATCTAAATTAGTAGCAGATAATAAATTTGTAGCAAGTATAGTATCAGCAATAATAATATTATTACTGCTTATTAAATTTGTAGTAGTACTACCTATGTTAGTAACTGATTGTAAATCTTGTGCACATGGAGCAGCAGTTTCAGTTGAAAATATATCATCTAAATTTCTACCACCAGATAATATATTACCGTTTACATTTAAAGTACCATCCATTGTACCCCCAGCAGCGAATTGTTTTGCTACACTACCACCACCAGATGACATTTCAACGTAACGTTTTAATGAAACTATATCGCCTTTTAATGCACTGCTAATTTCCTCTTGTAAAGACTCTTTTATTTGAGTAAGTTCAACATCTTGTATCTTTTCTTTTAAGATTGTTTTATATTCAACTACATCTTTATTATTAAAAGCAGCTAATAATTCATCATATTTTTTACTTTCCTCTTGAGATAAATTTTTAAACTTACTATCGATACCCTTAAACTCTTCATTAATAAATTTTTTAAGTTCTTCATTCTTTAAAACTAATTCGTCCTGTTCTAATAGTTTTTCTTTTAAAGAATTTAAGTCTTCAAATTTTTTATTTGTTGTGCTATTATTTTCTTTTAATTTTTCTTTTATAGAATTTAGTTCTAAAAAATTATGTGTGATTTTTTTATCACTAGATATAATTTTATTTGTATACTCTTTGGTTATACCATCTAAAAATAAACTTATACTACTATCAATTTCATTTATCTTTGTTTCTAAAATATTATCGATATTTTTTTTACTGAAATCTTCTACACCTTGAAGTTCAGATTGAAGTACTATAAACTTTTCGTTTAAATCAGCAGTTATTTTTTCTAACTTTTCTTCAACTATTACTTTTTTTTTATCTTCTAACTTTTCGAAAAATAAATCTAACTTATTAGATATATCATCTTTTAAAGATACAATTTTTTCTTCAAATTGTTCTTCTAGTTCGTGGAGAAAAACCAATTTATTATTGACATGGTGTTCAATAATATTTTCATAATTAACCTCTACATTATTTGAAGTTTTATCTTCAACTTCCCTATCTTCAACTTCACTTTCTTTTATGGTTAAATTTTCATCTGGTATGGTTCTAATAAAATATATATTTTCTTTATTCAATTCAACATATGTCGAACCGTTATCTACTAAAATAGCTTCTGCAGAATACTTTTTACCTTCAATATTAATTTCAAGTAAAACTTTTGGACCTAATTCTGAATCCCCTACCTTTTCTAAAACTAATTTTTGATCGTTTATAGCACACTCATATACATCAAAGAATAATTCTTTTTTTGTATTAATAGAAATAATATTTTCTTCAATAGTATTTGAATAAATTAAATCTATATCAATATTATTGACTTGACACTCTGCAGGCATATAGGATATTTAGGTCAAAATACGTATTATTCAATTATATGTTCAATTCTTTTTCAGTTAAGATTAGAAACGTACAACCTTTTTTCTTTGACCATTCATTTGCAGCTTTCCATTTAGCTGTATTTTGAACATACATCTTTTGTTCGTATATGATAGTCTTTTGTTTTTTAAATTTAGTTTTGACTGGTCTTAAAGTTTGTTTACTGGGTTTTATCTCTATTAAAAATTTGTTTTTATTACCATTTTTATCTCTAAAGACAATATAATTATCGACAAAATATCTATGCACTTTACCATCAAGAGGATTTAAATATGGTATAATAATATTTTCACTACCCCAAGCTAATATATTTTCATTTAAGTCTGCCCATCTAAAAAATTTTAACTCCCAACCGGATCGATATGTAGGGTTACCTTTACCAATATATTTTTGTGAATTGATAGGTTTAAAAATGCCTTGACGAAATTTTTTATTCTTTTTAATAAATATAGTTATGACATTTGAAGAGAAAATCATTAAGAATAGTGAAATAAGACAAAAAAATTTAATGCGACCGGCCAAAATTGCATTCGAAAAACCTGATACCGGGGTAACTATAAACAAAAAAGGTGCATTTTTTTTAATTAAAGACTCTGCTGATATAACTGTAAAGTATTTACCTTTACTATCATATGGTAGTTTTAAAACCCCAATAGCAGATTTAAAAGGTAAATTTACCCAATCAGAAATTATTGACTTTGTTGGTAGAGCTAAAGAAGAAAGTTACACAAATCAATTATTAAGTGTAATACTAACTGATATTGGTTGTACACAACCTATAACCCAAATTGTTGGTGATGAAACCTCGCAAGAATTAGATTTAACTATCAGTGACGATGAAGATGTTTATGGGGATTATGAAACAGAAGAAGAACTATCAGTTAAGACATCTACATCTAGTAGTAAAGTAATTGATGTTGAAGATGCTAGTATAGTTATTCAAAAGCTTATTGAAGTCTTTAACGCTAAATAATTAACCAACAAAGAATAAAGGTGGGTCTGCATCTCCTTGACCAGGAGCAGCTCCTGTCATTAACTGGGTTTCTAACTTTTCCTTCTCTGATAAACCTTGACTCATAAATTCTGATGCATTTAAACTACCTCCACCAAAAAGAGTAACGTTACCATATTTACCTCTAATATTGGCAACTGCCATTTTAGTCAAAGCTAATGCATATTGATATACCCATAACTCTTTTAATATATCTCTAATAGGTCTTTCAACGTAACATGATACAACTCCGTAAAATCTAACGTTACTACTACTTGCGTTAGGTTGAGGGAACATTCTTAGAATTTGCGTTCTTTCATCAAACGCATATGAACGTTTCGTTGCTAGCATTTTTTCTCTAGTTTCCAACCAATTTTTTAAAGTATACCAACTAATTAAATCGAAACCATAATTACCCATTGCATAACTAAAATATGTTTGCTGAGCTAAGGTCTGTTCAATTGTAAACAATGTATTAATACCTGTGCTTGAACCTTCTTCAAAATCAGTAACTGCAATTACCTTTCTATAGTCCATTACATCGTAATCAAAACTATTAATTAATTGGTTTGAATCATTAACAACTGTCCCCTGTCTAGTAATATTATTTTTAACTTGCGGTAAGAATAAATCCCCAATAGCGGATAATTCATTTACAATTTCATTGTAAAAATCTTCTGCAAAAATATCATTAGCTGCTATACCATTTTCTAAGGCTGATGATAAACTTGAAATTGAACTGAATAAAGAACCAGGCATAGCCGAAGTAGCTGTAAATACTGTCTCTTTAATATTAATAGACTTTGTAAAGTCTTTATTAGGGGTTTTTAATTCTTTTTGCTCAGTAAAGGTCTCACTATTTTGCAAAGTAAATAAATCATCTATTTTTATACCATAATCTTTTTTATATAAATTACTATCGAATATTAAGTATTCTTTTGTATAACCTGCAAACTTACTAAAGTATTCAACAGCTATACTAATATTTTCATATAACTGATCTCTATGTATTTCGACATTAGTAAAGGGATATCCTAAAGATCTTAGTATCCTATCCCCAAGTCTATTAAAATTATCGACCCTTGAATTAAGATTTGTACTTTGAAAACCGGATATAGGAGCTATTTCACATTTTGACATCATAAATATTTAATAAAATTGATGTAAGTTAATAAATAATAATATGGCAAGAGGTGACGTATCAATAACTGTAGTACCTACTACATCAGCAAATGGCACTAGCGAAGTTAATATTATACAAGATACAACTTTACTAGCTCAATACATCAATGATAATAGACCAACGGGTTATGATATTATTGAAGTAGACTTTAGAGGTCCACGACCAATTGCAATTTATAGGGAACACGCTTAATTAATTAAGCTGGCTCTTCAGGTGGCTCTTCAGGTGCTGCATCAGGTTCAACATCTACATCAGCTGCTCCTCCCCCAAATTCAGGAGGTACTTCCCCACCAGCATCACCAGCTGGTGCGTCCATACCACCACCAGCTGGTGGTTGCCCTTCAGCTGATACTGCTAAATCATCTCTCCAATTAGGACCACCGGCTCCAATTTGCTGTAGCTCCCATTGTAGTTCAGCATCTTTACGTAAGAACTCTCTATTAGCCTTTACATCGACATCAGCCCAACCTAGGTAACGTTTTTGTGCATAAGTTGCTGCTACAAACTCATTGGACGCTAACGAATTGAAGTTTTGAGCTTTAAGTTCTAACTTCTGACTCTCTCTTAATTCGTAGAAATTAGTTGGTACGTTAAACTCTAAATGTAAATTTGGTGCTTTAAGATCATATTCATGAAAGAAACCTTTCAATTTTAAATGAGTTATAAATCCATTTTTAAGACCCCCTGCAAATTGTTGCTGCATTCTAATAATAAATTTAGCAAACTTTAATTCTTCTCTTAAGATTTCATTACCATCACTAAATTGACTATCAGGATTTAATCTATTAAGAGGCACTTTTAATGCTTTATATAGTTTATTAACAAAATACATTAAGTCAGCTAACTCACCTAAATTAGCTCCTCCTTGTAACTGAGTAACTGATGTACCATCTGAACCTTGTCTTTTAGCAAACCAGAACGAATCGAGCATTGATTGAGGGTTAAACTTTTGAACTTGACCGGATTGGTTTGAATCAAAAGTCTTTTTACTCCAATACTCTTGTATAAGCTTTCTTAAATATGCTTCTGCCTTTGGCGGTGCCATATTACCAACATCAACGTTAAATACTAAACGCTCCGGAGCTCTTACCAATCTATAAATTACAATAGCATCTTCAACTAATGATAATTGTCTGTATGATCTTCTAGCATTTTCAATAAATGGTAATCTAAATGTCTTATCTTGATTCCATATACCAGAATTAATATATGAAACTTGATTATCATCCATTGGAATGAAATCAAACTTTTCTATTTTTTCAGGTTTATTAGGATCGAATATAGGCTTACGTAAAATATAACCTTTAATAATCATATTTTGAATATTATCATATATCGGGTCAATTAAATCAGTAGGTAATGCAACAGCTCCTAAAATACCGTCGTCGGTATAACCTTGGTGAATAATATGCTCGAAATAAAGTTCACCTTCTATCAATAATTGTCTAAAATATTCAAAACCTTTCTTTTCAAAGTTAAAATAATCAATGTATTTTTCAAATTCATCTTTTATATTTTGCTGCTTCTCTTCATCTATATCAGTATTTCTAAATATTAAATTAACAATATTACCAGCATCATCTTTATTAACACATTCATCGCATATTTCATCTAATGCATCGCTAATCTCAGAAAAAGCTGCCATTATACGGTAATCTCTCATTCTACCGCCTTTATTTTCTTCTACATTAGCATACACTAAAGCACTATAATTACCATCAACACTAATTTGACCAGCACCGGTATTATTGAACTCATTATTATAAAAAATTGAGTTTTTAGCCAATGCTTCAACTCTTCGCATACCAGTTTCTTGGAATGTATCATACTTAGGATTTAAGTCACCAAGAACTTTATTAAAATCTACAGACTGATATGGTAGTTTATTAACTAGATTTTTTAAAAAACCAGATTGTCCTGCTTTGTTTTGTTGATCGGCCATTATTATTATTTAATACTTATTCTACTATAATAAACGTACTGCTTAAACCTCTACCACATAAAGTATCCATATATGATGAGTCTGAAAAATCATAACCAGCTTTATTAAGAGGTAT